ATGCATTCTTTAAACTCACCCAAAATATAATCCACACATTCAAATTCTACCACACAGAGGTAGATAACCTGGAACATCTCCAGCATGAAATAATTACGTTTTTATTGAGTAAAATACATTTATTCAATCCATCTAATGGTGCTAAAGCGTATTCTTATTTTGGTACTATAGTTAAACGATGGTGTATCATATATAACAATAAAATGTACAAAAACAAAGTACAAAAAGTTGCTGTAGATGAATTAAATAATGACCATAATCAAGCATATACTTTAGATTCAACCCCTGTAGACGATAAGCTATCTATATTTATGGATCAATATATTGAGAGTATGACCACGTTAATTTATCAAGTATTTCCTAAAGAAACCGATGCTAAAATAGCTGATTCGATATTGGAATTATTTAGAAAACGTGAGTTAATTGATGTATTCAATAAAAAAGCACTATACATATACATTTATGAAATGGTACCTGATGTAAAAGCACCTAGAATCACCAAAGTAGCTAATGTGATGTACGATATATTTAAGAAAAATTACACTTATTATTTGGAACATAATTATATAGAATTTACTATATAATATTTATTAACAAAAATAACATGAGTAATCTAGATACAGTTATATTCGGGAAGAAAAAATTTTCCGATATGCTGCAAGAAATATACAATAATCAAAAGAAAAAAGAACAGCAAATAGCGGCATTAATCAATGAATTAAAACCATTAATTAGCGACATCGGAGATGCCACTCTCATAGTACCATTAATTAAAGAATACATGGAACTAGGATTGAAAAACGACGAGCAATTAATCAAAATGGCTACTATAGTTCAACGTTCATTAGGTCAAAGTAAATCTGATGACGATAATATGGGCATGACTGAGGAAGAAAAAGCGCAACTATTAGCTGAAGTTAAAAATTTTAAACTCAAAGATTAAAACATGGGTGGGTATGCTAATTTCGGAAATAAAAGCCAAATAAGATCATCAGTAAGTACCAAAACATTTTCATCTGGTGAATTTGATTTTGACATCATTAACGCTGTTGTTAAACAAGCTATCACCACCGACTACCCCGACCCCATAATAGACCCGATTACTGGAACTGCATACTCCCTTTTGGGTACCATATTAGTTGAATCAATCCAGGCTAATTCAATAGGAAGAAAATATATAGCTACTCCTAAATCATCCCACGTACTCAATATACCAACTATCAATGAAATAGTTACCCTACATAAACTCCCAACTAATAATTCAGCTGGTTTTGCGTGGCAATATGATTTACCTATATCTACATTTGGTATATCATCAGTCAACAACAACATTACATTCCCCATTGAGGAACCATCCCCAATATCCAATAATGTAAAAGATTATAGGATGGCTGGAATCGGGATACCTAAATCAACAGTACCGAAACCACAACCTAAAACATTTAATGAGCGAGTAATTAGCCCATTAGCACAAAATTCTGGGGACATAACATATTTAGGACGTTATGGTCAAAGTTTAAGGTTTGGAAACAATAATGGCGACCCAATCACCATAATTAGAAATGGACAAACATCCCAAGGTGGTGATCCATGGACTCCTATATCCGAAAATATATCCAAAGACCCGTCATCCTTATACTTAACATCAACCCAAAAACTCACTTTTGCATTAGCGAATGAAAATTTCAATTCATTTACATCACAACCAATAACCCCATCCTCATTTACATTACCCCAAGCTGTATTAAATGCTGATCGAGTTATAATAAACGCCAAAACGGATAGTGTATTAATTAGTGGACATAAATCAAAATGATATTAAGATAGGAAGTAAAAATGCATCCCAATCAATATTGAAAGGTGACGATACCGTACAATTATTGCGAATTTTAATCCAAGAAGTTACCAACCTGTCAACCGCACTAAAAACATCCCAAATATACCCTGGAGGAGTACCAACCCCAGACCCAGTAATGAATACCGTAGCTGATATGTCTTCAACCAATTTAAATAAATTATTAACCCAATTGGATGGTATTAAATCTAATTTTGTAAAAACTATTTAATATGAAGTCATATACTTTTACTCAACTTTCAAACGCAACCTCACCTATAGGAGGGGTTCTGAACGGGCTACACATATCATTCTCTGACCTTACCATATCCGCTCAAATACTAGTTAGTAATCCCAAATATATAACATTAATAAGAGAAACAACTACCCCACACACTAAGGGTGGAGGTAGAACTACGGGAACTTTATGGCACAATAAAAAAGTTTTAGGCTTCACAGTTGAAGACGCCATTAGAGAAGTAAAAATACAAAACCAAACAGCCATACCTGATACACTAGAAGACCCATCTAAATTCAATGGTATTCCTGCCAATGTGTATAATATAATATTATCCAATTATACTGGAAAGCAGTTTATATTAAATTCATTCTACAATGGTGTCGGAATGAGAATCAGCTCAAAGTCAGATACCACTGGGAATAATATATATGAAAAAGATGTATATACATCTGATAAATTTTCACCTAGACCCGCTGGGATTGCATTTGATGGAGCATTTATCCACCACGGTTCATCTGAATTCTCATCATCGGGTTGTGTTATATTTAGTAGAACCCGCAATTTTGATGGCACACTATCAACCGATCTCCCAGGAGTTAAATTGTTAAACAAATACCTACAAGATGTAAAACTTATAGGTAAAGGTAAATTTCAACAATTTAATGTATTAAATGCGTGGGAATTAAGTGACCCACCAGTAGAAGAAAAAATATTTGGAACTATAATTTCATCCGATACCAATACTGTTATTAACGGGATAAACATCCAGACTATACCGCAATAATTACTTATATGAGCTCACAAAAAAATCCACTACCTATAAAACAACCACTTGATGCATCTAAAGTATCCAAAATATTAATAAGTGCACCCGGATATGAGTCTGTAGAAAAAATTCCATATAAAGGTGACGGTACCCTTAAAACTGATTTAGGTGTGGTGAAACTCAATCCACTTAAAAAGAGTTTAGAACTTGACCAAATCGAATCATCCCAACTTAAATCATCCCAAATAGATTCACTATCAGCATCAAATAAATCACCTGAATATTTTACACAAAAACGTCTCACTGGATTGATCGTTTCTCTCACTGGTACTATCATTCCATTACTATTAAAACAATGCGCTCAATTTGGTTTAACCAACCTATCTAAAATGATGGTAAACGGTAAATTAAATATCAATAATTTAGTAAATAATTCAACGTGCCCATCACCACAAGAAATTAACCGCATAATAGATAGTAAAAACAAATTAACCAAACAGTTAAACAATATATACAATACATTAAATATAGTATCTACATCTTTAGGGATAACCCAAGGAGTAATCACTGGACTCCAATTAGCATACACTATAGGAGTAGCAGTACCTACCCCATCACCATCCAGTGTAACACTATCACTTAATAAAACCAAACAAATACTAGACAAATTATCCATAGCCAATTCCGGAATATTGTCAATAATAATATTAACCCAACAAATACTATCCCAGTGTTTGGAATATATGAACACTTTAGATCAGCTAATTCAAAAATGCTATCCTGATGCTGAGCAAGCCGCTATATCTGATGAGTTAAGATCTATTGCTCAACAAGTTCCCCCATCCACTCAACCAAAAACTGATTCACTAAATGGATTCACATTCAGTGTGGAAATGGAAGTGACAGAAAAACCACTAAAACGTAGGCGAGCTATCGCAAAAAACAAAAGCAATGTAGTAATGTTGAAAGGAGAGTGGTCTTTCAGCTCAATAGATCAGATATTGATAGACGAGTTGATATTTTATATACAACAAAACGATTTAAAAGCAACATAAACCCATATTTATAACCATATGAAAACATCAGAACTTAAACAATTAATCAAAGAAGCGGTACGTGATGCAATTCGGGATGAAATGAAAGATATATTGTTGGAGGCACTTAAAGCACCTAAAACAACTATCCGCGAAAACTACACCCAACCATCCACACCTGAATATAAACCAAATTTCACTCAACCAACATTTGACGTTAAAAGACGATACGATGAAATACTAGGTGAAACAGCAATGAACTTCACTAGCGGAGATGTACCTAGATTTTCCCCATCAGCTGTTGGCGACCCAGTTAACGGTAATTTAGGCACTGGTGAATTGGGTATGGATCAAATCATGAATTTACTTAACAAATAGAAAATGCCATACGGTTATACCCAGATAAATCCTGATGATTTAAAACTTGATGTTGGTAGTGGTATTAATTTACCATTCAATAGTGAGGCTGTATTTAATTTAAATTACACATATAAACAATCAGTAAAAAATAATTTACTCAATTGGCTATTAACTAACCCTGGGGAGCGCATATTTGGGCCTATATTTGGTTTCGGATTAAGAACATTTATATTTGAGCAAATTAATTCAAATAATTTAGATTCACTCAAAGAACGTTTATCCGATGAAATATCCAATATATTTTTCATGGTAATAATTGAAAATATAACCTTAACCGGCAATTCAGATTTAAGCAGCGTTACCTTAACCTTGGAATTTTCCATAGCAAACACCAACGATACAGAAATATTAACCGCTACAGTTGCCCAATAATTAAAAACAATGAGTCAAGATATCAAATACTTAAACCGCGATTTCTCCAGTTTTAGACAACGGTTAATAGAATACACCAAAACATACTTCCCAAACACATACACTGACTTCAGCCCTACCTCACCGGGAATGATGGTCATGGAACAATCAGCATATGTTGGTGACGTATTGAGTTTTTACCTGGACAATCAAATCCAAGAAAACTTCATCCAATACGCGCAACAAACCAACAACCTATATGAATTGTCATATATGTTTGGATACCGCCCTAAAACAACATCAGCGGCACAAACCACAATTGATATCTACCAACAATTACCAGCCATTTCAATCGGTGGTGGTGATGTAGCACCAGACTATTCATATGCATTGACAGTAGGTGAAAACACCACAATATCGGCAAATGGATTATCATTTTTAATCCAAGACAAAGTTGACTTCGCTACATCCAGCTCGCAAGATCCAACCGAGGTATCTGTATACCAAATAGCAGGTGGCGTACCACAATATTACTTATTGAAAAAGTCACGCAAAGCCATGTCAGCTGCAATCAAATCAACCACATTCTCATTCAGCGACCCACAACAATTTGCTACCGTGAATATCAATGATAGTAGTATCATTAAAATATTGGACGTGGTAGATTCGGATGGAAACATATGGTACGAGGTAGACCATTTGGGTCAAGAAATGGTCATGGATTCAATCAAAAATACAAACATCAATGACCCAAACAGTGGCAAAGATGTACCGTATTTATTGCGACTTAAAAAAGTACAACGTAGATTCGCAACTCGATTCACATCTCAAAACACACTTCAACTTCAATTCGGTGCAGGTGCGCCTAACAATACAGACGAGGAAGTTATTCCAAACCCAGACAATGTGGGGTTGGGATTGCCATTCAAACAAGACAAATTAACAGCGGCATATTCACCAACCAATTTCATATACACTGTCGCGCACTTAGTATGCCATCAGATTATGGTGCAGTTAGTAAAGTATTCATTGAACAACCTAAATTAACAGACAATCAAGTATCCACCATTGAAACATTGAACATGCATGTATTGTCTCAAAATTCAAATGGCCAACTTGACTACGCATCTGAAACATTAAAGGAAAATTTACGCACATATCTATCACAATATAGAATGATTGGTGACAATATTGAAATACGTGATGCTCATATCATCAACATTGGCGTTAATTTCGAATTAATTACCACACCAAATAGCAACAACAATGAAGTATTGCTAAGTTGTATAAACGAAATACGAAACTATTTTAGCCTGGATCGTTGGCAAATCAATCAACCAATAATGATACGCGATTTATATATACTTTTAGACAAAGTAAAAGGTGTACAAACCGTTAAATCCATCAAAATCGAAAACAAAGCGGGTACATCATCTGGATACTCGAGATATGCATACGATATAGAGGGCGCAACCCAAAACCAAG